AGCAAGACTCTGTGGCTGAGGAGCCTGTTAGTTATCCTTGGATTCCTCCTTCATCTCTTCTTGGCTATCTGGCTCTGATTCTTCTTCTTCGCACTGTTCTTCTTCCTGTTCTTGGCACTCCTCTGTCTTAGGCTATGATTTGTCAGGGTTTAATTCGCTCTTCAGTCAAGCCCACTAGTCTCTAATGTATTTTTGTCTCTCTGCGTCTGCTGGCTTGAACCTGGATACTTGCATCATTTAGTCCAGGGTTAGAGGTTAAATGTGAATTTCAAATGGCTTAATGTGTTTCCTGACTATTGCCAGAGGGTTATTCTGCTAAGCTATCTTCCTAGTTAATAGATGCTGCATAATTTTAATCTTCTTAAAAGAGTTAATGTGCCAGGTAATGTTATTCTACTTGACGTTGCTTTGTAGGTACCATTTTGCCACAATGGAAGCAAGTGTCCAGACTACCAGCTTTCAGTAATTGACTCGCCAAGTAATGTACTTGATTCTGTCGTTGGTGAGTACTGTCCACAGCCAGTTTAATCCAACTTCAAAGAATTTATTGCCGTCCCCTTGAGATGATTTGATTACTATGAGAATTGATGACAGCAGCCCAGCAAAGGGAGCCCAATTGCATAGCTCATTTAAACATCTGAGAACTAGGTTTTTGAAGCTTGGAATGCACTGCAAATTGTCATTTTGTAGTACGTCTATTAGCTTGACTCCAGGCATCGTCCAGGTATTGGAAATCTCCATTTCCATGTGCAATCTAGGATTCTTGAGGAGGTGAGACATAGTAGCACAGATTGAATAGCTGAAGTTGTTAGGATCTGGTCCTATTGTTGCCAAATGTTCACTCTCATAAAAGAGAGCAATCTCTACTCCACTTTCTATACGTGTAAAGTCTACTAGGGGCGCTGGTGCTCCACAGTCCTACAATCTCACTTTAGTTCCTTCAGGCAAGTCATACACACGGTAGTTTTGAGTCAGGGCAGTTACTCCTGCTGGATTTGTCCTGTTAGTGAACTTTGCCAATTCATAGGCTAGAGGTGTACTTGATTCTCCTGTAGTTAACAGGGCATAACTGCATCCTATTGGTGTGTTCTTAATGGCATGTAATTCTGCATTTTTGAGTGAGGTTGGTTGTTGTGAAGGCAGTACTACACTGGTGTGCTGTGGTTAATAGTCTGACTTAACTGTTGAAACGGATTCGTGAGCAACTCCTCAACATATCACGGCTCCTCCAGGTATGTCACTTCTCTGGAATACTATTCCTCTAGCTTCCTCCACAGTGTTATTGACATTGATTGACTCATAAACAGCTATTCCCGATTCGTGAATGTACACTTCAGATCCTTTGATGACACTCATCTCAACTCCTGTGTGGGAAATTTGACAGCGAGCCTCTTGCAGTAAATTCTACATTCATCCGTGATCAGAAGTCACATCAAAGAAGTGAGTGTAAAAGTATATGTGTGTAGCATTCCACCAATACATCATTCTAGGCCAATCTTAGGGGTCAACGTAAAAGTCACTCATTACACATATAACTGCTGTCTTTTTATCGAAGTTATATCCAATGTGTTCAAGATAGTCTGCTTTGAGATTTTGTATGTATGTTCT